AAAAAAAGATTACAGCAATTATATGATGATTGTAACTGGAAAGGATATGCAATTTATAAACGAAAAAAAATATACTTGTACGAAGTGTATCGTTTAGCTGAATTACATAAAGTAGAATTAATTTATAATTGTTACGCTTAAATTTTTTTAAACATTTAAACCTTAAAAACTATGTTACAAATTCAAACAATCGGACATCTTGGAAAAGATGCAGAATTAGCAGAATGGGACGGAAAAAAAGTTATAAATTTTTCAGTTGCAAACACTGAAAGTTATAAACCAAAAAACGGTACTGAAACAAAAATCACACACTGGATAGAATGTTCTTTTTGGACTGACTCAAAAATTCATGAATATCTTAAAAAAGGTGCCCAAGTATTCATACAAGGTGAAATGCAAGTAAACCTTTATGAAATGCCAAGTGGTGAAAAAAATTATAGAATCAATTGCAGAATTTCTAAAGTGCAATTATTATCATTTAATAAAGACGAACCAAAAAAATAAATTATGAAATCAAAAAAAACAGAGGTTAGATTATTAATTGATTTGCCAATTCAAGTTTTCAAGATTTTAAAAAATGATGCCATAAATAATGATAGTTTTTTAAAATTAGATATTGAAAAATTGTGTATCGAAAAAGCAAATAAATTAGATAATAAACAAACTGAATTATTTAAAAAATCAAAACAAAGTAAAGATGCCGAAAAGTAAAATGAATGTCAATTTAGAAATCGCAATATCACACATGAAAAAAGATGTGGTAAAAAATGGTGGTAGTTGTATATTTATAATTGCCAATGATGAGGAACTATTACAGAATGGTGGTGGGCAAACGGACTTAATAAGGCACCTATTGACCCTGACTATAGAACAGATGGAAAAAGATCAACTGGATATAATTAGAACAATACCATTCCCCCCAAAAAACTAAAGGAAGCAGTTCTCTTTTAGTTGAAAAGCCCTAGAAATAGGGCTTTTTTGATGCCCCGCTCCGCCAAAGGCGGTATAAAGCTAAATTTTTTTGGTCACTATTTTGATTTGTCGTTAATTTTAATATATGATTTTATACTAATGACAAAAAAGAGTTTAGTTATATCAGCTATTGTAGTGATACTCGGATATATAGGATTAAAAGCCTATCAAGTATTCAAGTCAATAGACGTTCAATTCACTTCCATTAAAGTGAGTGATCTATTCAGTTCCCCAAAATTATACGCAAGTTTTAGAATCGTAAATCAATCTAGTTTACAAGCAACTATTGAAAGTATTACAGGGGCTATTTATTATAATGGAAAATATCTGGCAGATGTGTCAAGTCAGGCACCTATCATTATTGAAAATAATGTCACCACTTTTGAAGATATTAAAATTGATTCTAGCTTGTCACCAGTGGTAAATTTCATTGGTCAATATTTAAACAATTCTAACATCGTTTATACTTTCGAAGGACATATCAAGGTGATGGGTTTATCTTTTCCAATATCTCAAACATTGCAATCTTGATCACAGCCAAAACGATATTAAATTATTTACCTGCATATAAAGCCGATATTGAAATCTTAACAGATAATCAAGATGTTCGCGATATCATGAAAGGAATGGAAAAATTTCATGTAAAATATGCGAATGATTATGATAAGATTTATTCTTTCTTTTTAGGTGCAACACCTGAAAGAACAGCCAAAAAAATATTTGATTTTTTAAAGGAAAATACATCTTATTATATCGAAGGATTAGAAGGACAAACAGTTCGCAATCCTAGTGCCATTTTAGCAACTGGAAAAAAGGAAGGAATTGATTGTAAAAATTTTGCATTATTTATAGGTGGTGTTATTGATGCCATTAATAGAAGTGGTAGACAAAAAAATCCTTTTGCGTATCGGTTCGCACAGACCGACCAATTTGATGAAAGTTACAATCATGTATTTATTGTGATTAATCCAAGAACACAAAAAGAATATTTTATTGACCCAATACCAGAGGTAAAAAATTTTGATGATAGGTTCCCAATATATTCATACACAGATAAAAACTTTTCAAAAATGTTATACGGAGTAAGCGGAAGAAACAGAGTAGGGTTTACAGTTCCCGGAATTGGTATTAATACTGATGATATTGTCAGTGCAGCAAATTTATTAAATAGTATTTTTTCAAAAAAAGGAAGTCCAACTGATTATCAAGGGTGGGCAGCCCAAGAAACCCAATTAAATTTAACACCGGGACATTCTGCAGCATGGTGGACCATCACAGATGGTGATTCTGTTCAAAATGAAGCATTAAATATTGTGGGATGGATAAAACAATATGGTTTAAATTCAGTGACAAAATATTTTCCTGAATTAAACCGTTCAGTAACCATTGATGATGTAGTATTAAAATTAACTAGAGGTGGCATGGCAAATGAAGCAGCCCAATTTAAAAATGCCTATACTGCAGTTCCAACAAATTCTTATACTTCACCTTCTACAAGTACACCCAATACGACTGTAGTATTCCCGATTAGTCAAGACAATAATGGGAAATATTGGGATGCACAAAATAAGCAGGTAACAAAAAATGTAGATGGAAGTTTTTCTGTTTCAAGTACACAAGCAGGTATGAATATGTTTATTACTCTTGGTTTAGTAGGTGCAGCAATTTTTTTAGTCATGAAAGGAAGAAAAAAATAATCTTATGCCAGTAAAAAAGAAAATAGGTTATAGTTCTGATCGATTTGTGATTTTGAAAAAAATTACAAGTGAAGCAAAAAAAATCAGGAAAAAAGATAGTAGTCTATCTTGGCAGGATGCCATCAAAAAAGCAGGTGCCATGTATCGAAAGGATACAACTAAAAAAGTGTCAGGAGTAAAAAAAGTGGCAAAAAAGAAAGTGATTAAAAAAGCTGCAGTAAAAAAACCTGCAGTAAAAAAAGTGATCATTAAAAAAGCTGCAGTAAAAAAAACTGCTAAACATAAAGACGTCAAAAGTCATAATGTGAACATTAAAGTTGTTAGTGGTGTTAAAAGTTTAGAAACGCAAAGAGCGCATCTATTGAATAGTATTAATAAAGCTAATGGCGACCTATTCTATATCATGGATGAAAGAGGTGTTAAAAATAGAACACGTACGCAAATGGCAGAAACGAACAAAAAAATTAAATGGTATAAAGAACATTTAAAAACTTTGAAATTACATCTTAAAGAAATTAATGGATTAATTGCAAAGTCATTCTAATAAAAATTTTTTCAATTAAAAATCAAAATCAACATGAAACGTAAAACATCTCACAAAAAAGCAGTAAGACATCATCGTCGTCGCAGGGTAAGTGGCATTGGTGGTGGTGACATGATTAATACCTTCGCTGGTGCGTTAGGTGGTTATGTCGCAGGAACTATGTTATCTACTAAATTGTTCCCAACAATGGATAACAAAGCAAAGGGAGCCATCATAGCAGCAGCAGGAGTGCTATTGGTACCTAAATTTTTAGGACAAAGTCCATTAATGAAAGGACTTGGGTTAGGATTTGGCATTGCAGGTGGTGCAGTTCTTTTAAAAGAAATGAAAGTGATCAGTGGTAGAACAGATTCAGTTACTTATTTACCTGCAAGTGTAAACGGTGCAGGGGTTAGTTCTATGGTTAACGGAACACCAAAATCTGGGATATCTTCCATGATCAATGGCAGGATGAACACAAGAGAAGCAGCAGTTTACAGTATGTAATCTAAAAGACCAGGACTAAGAATAATATTGTTCTTATGTTTATGATCAATCAAATATTTTAAAACTTATTCAAATTAATAAAATGAGTAAATTAACTACCATCGGACAGAGACTAGTATTCGAAAATGCTAGTGATATGATTCGCAGAGCAGGATATAATCCGGCTCATGCTATTTTAACGCAATCTTTTTTGCGTAGTGAGGTTGCAATGTCTATTAGTCAATCAACTTATAACTTGCCTATTATCGTTACCCAAAATCAGGGTGCCAGTCAATTTAACACTGAAAGGCGTTTGCAATTAACAGACGTATTTTTAGTATCCAGTATTAACGTACAAGTTGCAGCCCCTGCCAGTGCTTTAGATGCAACCTTCGGATTGTATAACTATGGCAATGCTACAGTTTTTCCAACTTCTACCAGTGCTGCAGCCATTAATGGTGCTTATGCAAATGGTTTCTTATCAATGTTAATTGACAACAACCAAGTGTTACCAGCATGGGATTTAGACCAACACTACAGGGCTCCTCAAACGCAGCAACAAAGTGTTATTTATTACACTGGTGCAAATGCACTTCCTTATGTAGATTCTAGAAATGGAAGCGAAGACGGAATTGCACTTGTAGAACCAAATTTTGTGTTGGCTGGTAACTTTAATATTCAATTTACTTTAAATACTATTGTTGGTTTGTCTGCTATCACTGCTAATAGTCGTTTCGTAGTAAAATTGCGTGGTATCTTGGCTCAAAACTGTTCAAAAATTTCTAGCTAAATTTCTGATATCAGAAAAGGGAACGTGTGACATAATTGTGTGTTAGGCGTTCCCAATTTTTAACTATTAATTTTTATAACATGAACGAATTACAATATGATGCTTTTCAAGCAGTCGAAATAATTATTCAAGGTGTATCAGGTGGGCAAAGTGGACAAACTTTTTCCTTTCCCGATCTACCTTATTTGCGTCCTTCAAATGCAAGGATTAAGGCAATAACCTTATATACAATCAACACCATTACTAAAAGTCCTTTAAGTGGAACACCACTTGCGACCATTGCAAATATGCAAACAGGATTTTTAACTTTATACGGTGGTGTCGAAGGTGTGAAGCAGGGAAATGAAATAATTCAAAAAGTACCTTTGTTTGAATTGAATACCATTCAAAATGCCAGTACAGATCCTTTTAATAGAAAAGTGTTCAAACTAAATTCTATGCAGGTTGACTGGACTAAGTGTAATGTGAATTTTCAAACTGCACCAGGCAATACGACAAATATTGCAGTGGTGTTTGGTGTCTATTTTGATTTTATTGAAACCCTTCCACAAAGATAAAAATGAGTACAGGAATAGATTTAAAGGGAGTTACCGAAGTCTTGAGTCAGTTTGATTATCGGGATACTCCCTTTTTTGCCGTATATCAGGGAAAGGATTTAAAATTCGAAAATAACGAAGATGATATAGAAGCGGCAAGGGCTATGCTGAACACACATTTAGAGCAGTTGGCAAATAATGGAAGTCAGGCACCGTTTAAAATCGTGTGGTATAAAAAATTAAGACCCGACGGTGAACGACCCGACCCTAACAGTTTACTAGGTTCCAATACTTTCAGAGTGGTACCAATTGGTATGAATATGCAAAACTTCTATGCCATGCAGAGAGGTGATGAGATCCCATTTAAAATTTCGGGCAAAGATGATTCTAACAGTAAGATATTAGAATTATTAAATGGTATTGATAGCAGGTTGACTGCAATTGAAAATCCATTGGAAGAAGAATTGGATAGTGAAGAAGAACAAACACCAACACAAAAAATATTGGGTGCTATCAGTGGCGTTATATCTCATCCCAGTGTACAAGAATTATTAGCAAGTAAGTTAGTAGGCTTATTAAATTTAATACCAACACCTGCAGCAATGGGTCAGGCACCTGCAGCAACTAAACAAATCACTATGCCAATAGAAGAAAAAGATTTACCGGAATTAAACGACCAACTTCAAATACTCATTCAATATGGAATGGGACTTGAAGACTTTAAAAAATTGGCAAACATTGCAAAAAGTAATAATAGTCAATTCAATATGCTTTTAACAATGCTTAGGAACTCTTAAATATATATACTATGCCTACCATTACTGCAGCAGACGTTCAGGGACATACTATGTATGCAAAATCGAATGTCGATTTATTAGACAAGAATTTTCATGTAAAAGATACTTTGTCTAGTGGTGCCTTAATTGGTGATGTATATAGCTATACTACAGATTCTAATGGAAATATGTATTGGATGTTTTACAGAGGGACTTATGATTTTGATCAGCAAAATCCTACCTATGTATTAAATGATACAAATAAATTAGATCTTCCTTCCTATAATGATTTATTGGATGCAGTTACCCAAAAAATAGAAGCAGACAAATTACAATCAATGGGTACCATTAATTACTATCTACAAAAATATTTTCCTTACATCATTGGTGCAGGGGTGGTAGCTATTGTATTACCATCCATATTAAAAAATCAAAAAAATATTAGTGGCATGGAAAAGAAAAAAGATAACTCACTATTATACATTGTGGGTGGTGCAGCAGCTATATATTTACTTTCTAGTTTTAAGGCAAAACCAAAATTAAAAGGAAGTATAGAAATCGGACCACTGGATAAAGGAATCTTTGTTCCGGATGTGCTAAATTTAGGAACTACTCCAGATTCAGTTGATCAAAACAATGGTTCTATGGTGAACCCTTTAAATATTGGGATCCCATTACAAACAATGAGTATTAATCCTGCAGAAAATAATCAATTAATGGGAAAACAAATCAATTATGTAGGTCCTTTTGAAGTAAGTTATCAAGGTGGTATCATGGCAGGAAAAAGAAAAAGAACTTTCGTAATATAAAATTTTCAAACATTGCGGTAATCTGAACCCCGACTAAAAAAATCCCTAAACCTTACATTTATGAACTTAATATCATTTACATTATCACAACAAATTATCATCACTGGTGGAAGTGTAGAAAGTAATTGTAATGGAATTATTTTTATAAACATTGGTACCGATACAGTCACCGTAATGGGTTACCCAATTATTTCAGGTGGAAGTTTTACCCCGCCATGCAATGTGGGTGAAGTGGACCATACTAACTATACTGCACAATTCGCAGGTGTGACCACTAATCAAAAATTATTAGTCATTAGAAAATCTTATTCCTAATGGATAGCTGGATAAATAGTAATGTAATTAATGCGGGTGGCAATCCTTCCATGTTACAAAATACTTTTTCAAATCTTCCTACAAATAAATTGACTGGTCAATTATTTGTTAGCACAGATACTTTTGCATGGTATCGAAATAATGGTAGTTCATGGGATTTAATAGGCGGACCAGGAACAGGAACTATAACAGGAAGTGGAACTAATGGAACTATACCAAAATTTACAGGTGCAGCAATTTTAGGTGATTCTATTATAACTGAAAATGCTGGTAAAATTACAATCTCTGGAAATTTAAACGTAAATAATATTATACTTAATAGCAATACCGGAATAACAAAAACATTTGCAATTAGTCAAACAATGGCTACGAATGATATTTGGGAAATTTATGGAATAGGTAATAATGGTTCAGGTATTGGTGAAGGTGAATTGATTTTTTCATTAGGCGATGATGGTATGCCGTTTTCATTGGGTGGCGAAAGATTTAGATTCACTTATGGAACTAATATAATTACAGGTACTGCAAAGGACGTTTTAATAATAGATTATTTAAGTAGTGTTTTTAATACAACACTAGAAGCCAGTTCATTTATTAAAACGGGTTCTAGTGATAGTTTTTTTCTTTTAGGCGGTGGCGGAACTGTAGCGACTTCAAACTATGCTTTAACGACTTCTTTAAGTAGTTACTTACCTTTAATTGGTGGTAATTTATCAGGGGTAGTAAATTCAAGTTCTAGGTTAAACCTTGGTTCAACAGATAATGTTTTATATAAATTAAATATAACTGGAAATGCAATTTTAACAGGCACATTAAATACGCCCTTTGGTTCAACAAGTACACCTTCTGCAACTAATTCGGCTCAATATTTTTTAGGGGCCGCAACGGCAAATACATATTGGGCGGGTCAATATTATTCAGGAGCAACAAGTCATGATTGGTTTGTAGGTATGTTACCAGATAGTGTTTCGGGAAGTACAGATTCGTGGGGTGCTGGTATTGTGTCAGGTGGTATTTTTACAAAAAAATTTAATTTTGATAGCAATGGAAATGGTAATTTTTTAAACAGATTAAATATTAATGGTGCCGTTGATAATGCTACGGCTCAATTAAATGTTATCGGAAATACTTTTAGTACAAATTATTTTATGAATGGTGGCGGATATATAACAGGTTCAGCAGGTTATGTTAATATAAATGCGGGCGGTACTAATCAAAATATAAATTTAACGCCAAGTGGTACTGGTTATGTAAATATTAGCACGTCGTTACAGTTAGCGGCAAATTTAAACTTCTTATCAGGTGGTTTAATTTATACGACAGGTGGACAAATGTATATTTCATCGGGCTTAACTGGTAATACTAATATAAATTTAAATCCACATGGTACTGGAGTAGTATATTTCAGTTCAAACATATTGCCAACAGTAACTAATTTTATAAGTTTAGGTAATAGTAGTGATTATTTTTTAAACTCATATATACAAAGTGGATTTTTCAGTGGTAGGGTAAACGTAAACGGTGCAACTGATAACAGTCTTTTTGCATTAAATGTTAGCGGTACTATAAACGGTTCATCACCATCATTTACAGGTAACTCCTATACTGTCACAGCAACATTAACGGCTCAATTTTACCATGTATTCACTGGTGCAGTAGGTCAAACATTAACGGTACCAACACCTGTGGGAAATAATAGTCAATATTTGATTGTTAATAATTCAGCCAATATATTAACAGTAGCAGCCTTTAGTGGTACCAATATTGTAACATTGGCTGGATTAAGTAGTTCAACAATTACTTTAGCCGCAAACGCAAGAACCTTAATAATAGCGGACGGTAATAATAAGTATTATCAAGCATTTTAAAATTTAAGTCATGAAAAAAATTAATCCTTTTCAGTTTTGGAACAATGGCAAAACTGTAACAGCTACACTATTAGAGCTACATTCTAATTTTGATAATTTAATTGATAGTGCTATTTTTTATTATAGTCTGCACAGTGAAGATGGTAGTAAATTAGTAGATGGCAATATCAATATGTCAGGAACCGATTATAGTTCTTGGACTGGTAACAATGATTATGCCTTTACTTGGGCTGCAGCTTATTTAGGAATCACTTTAATATAAAAAAATATGAATTACAATTTCAATGTAGAAATCAAAAATCTGTTAGGGGAGTCCATTCTAGATGAAAAAAATAATCCTGCAACTGCAGGTAAATTGTTAGCTGGCTCTCTAGTCAATCAAGCTAAAGGCAATTCTATTAAGTTTTATAATTGGGCATTAAAGATGTACAATTGTGAAGATGTGAACTTAGACAAAAGTGATGTAAAGGTCCTAACTGAATATGTAGAATCAAATGAACAATTGACTGTTTTAGTAAAGGCTCAAATCCTAGAAGTGTTAGATCAAAAAGAAAACTAAAAATAGATACTCAATGAAAAATGTACAAAAAACTAGTTTAGCGGGTTTATTCATTGTAGTTATTATTGCTTCCAATGGTTTTAAATTAATTGATACGACTACCTCAATAGGATTGATAGGTGTCTTCACTTCCATTGGTTTATTTGCTGCACAAGACAATCCAAAAAAAGACAAATGAAAAAATTTCTTTTAATACTATTATTGTTATGTGTCATTCTTTCTAGTTGTGGTATATCTAAAAAATCACAAAATAATTATATTGATACTATAGATTCATCTTTTAATAAAGTAAAGAAAGATACAGAGCAAACAAAAAAAGATTCTATCAGGGTTGAAAAAAAAGAAGCTATCAGTCAAGATGCTACCATGATTAAGATAGATTTTCAAGATAGTCAAAATGATTCTGCAGCTAAAAATAATGTGACTATTAAAACTGATACTGCAGGAACTTTAATTATCAATACAGGTGGTAAGAAAATTAAAAGTATCACAGCTACAAAAAAACATACAGAATTAAAAAGTGATAGTGATTCTACAAAGGTGATGGCAAGTTCGCAAGTGCAAAAAATAGATTCTACAAAAACCGATATCAAAAAAAATGTAAAGGAAAACACTATCAAAAAGTATTCTTTTACAGTTCCTTGGTATGTATATATCATTATTATATCTGCAGGTTTTTGTTTTTGGTTTTTCTATCCAAATATCATGGCACTTAAAAGAGTCGTGAAATGAATAAAAAATATTTAATCATTGGAACATTAATAATTGCTTTACTTATGAACACAAATATTGCTAGTGGGGCTTATAGTAGTTTGTTAGCCTTACTAAAAAAACTAGAAGAAAATAATCATGCAGCTTTAACGGCTTATGATGATGGATATGGAAATTGGACTATTGGATATGGAAGTATCTATAATTACGATTTAAATAGACGAGTGCAAAAAGGTGATACAATTGATCAATCAACTGCAGATAGGTTCCTGCAGATTGAAGCCAGTAAAATGATGAATGATGTTAAAAAATTGGTACTGGTACCGATTAACGATAATCAGTTAATTGCTTTATCTTCTTTTGCTTATAACCTGGGTGTAGAAGCTTTGCGTGATTCCACTTTATTAAGGCTCTTAAATAATGGTACTGATATCAATACAGTGGCAGGTCAATTTTTGGCATGGAATAAAGCTAGAAATAAGTACACTGGACAATTAGAGTTTAGTCAAGGGCTCTATAATAGAAGGGTAGCAGAGAAGAATTTATTTTTAAGCTAAAGGAAAAGGACCAGGACTAAGAATAATTTTGTTCTTTTGACGTTATTGTATAAATTAGCACCAAATTTTATGATCATGGCAAACAGAATAGAACTGATCACTGATTTTCTTATCAAGAACAAAAAAGTATTAAGTATTTCAGGGATTGAAAAAAAAAGTGGTGTATATGGTCGTTACTGGGCAAAGTTCATGTGTGGCGCAGTAAGAAAGCAATGGGCAGATGAAAGCACAGGTGGGGCAGGTTCACCAGCAACTACTTTGAAAGTGCTATCAGATTTAAAAATTGATTTAGAAAAATTATTGAGTCAATCTAACTTTAAACACTAACATGAAAAGCTATATATTTTTTATAAAAACAACATTAAAAAGTAAGTTAGAAAGTGTAGGTGTTCGACCTGCAAAAATCAAGAACTTTCTAATTAACTTTTTTTCATAAAATTGGTCACTGCAGGGATGCAAACCAGTGTCGGGGTGACGATTGAACGCAAAATTCAATTTAAGCCTATTTAAGAGGGAAAGTTATCTAAATGATACCTTTCCCTTATTTTTTTATTAGACCTTAACAGTGGGCAGAAAAAGTGGCAAAGAATCAATTTTGGAACGTATAGACAATAAAAAAGCTGCAAAAAGTTGGAACCTTCCTGCAGCTAGCATTTTTTAAACCTTAAAACTTTGTGTTATGCTAACAAATTTAGTAGATTTTCGTGAAGTGGACCAAAAAGATTTTTTAGCACTACTGGAGCAACTTGTAAAACCACGAAAAAAAAGACTGCAAAATTTACCTTCGGGATCTCACACAAAAAAAATCCCATACCTTCTTGATAAGTTAGCACAATTGTCCCCAGTGATGAGAATCAATGACTTATGCAATTCCGGTACACAATTTTGTTCTACCCTTTTTTACCCTAAAATTGACCTATTTCCGGTACCAGAAAAAGGGTTACTAGAGAGGATCTATTTTTTCCCTTCAAAACCCTGCAAATCACTAAAAATTACTATCAAATCAAAGGAGCGAATTAATAGAGCTGGGATGCCATGCACTTACAAGAAAATTTTGCCCCGTCCGAAGCTAATTTTTATTCGAAAATATTGTCACACTGTTAGCATTGATTTGAACCATATTGAAGCATTAAAAGAAAGGGAATATCAAGCACAAAAAAAAGAGTCCAAATATACTTTTCTGCATCTTCAAAATAAATTATTATCAAATAAGGAACAACTTAAAAAAGATGAAAGTGTATTACTAAAAAAAGCTAAAGCTAAACATTTTACATTTACCATAGTTAATGCACTGACTCAAATTGATTCACCACTGCAGGAAGGTTATAAAAGAAGTTTAGAGTGTTCAAACACTTTAAACCAAAACGAAAACAAGGTCACTGCAAAATATTGTAAAAATAGATGGTGCATTGTTTGCAATAGAATAAGAACGGCTAAATTGATCAATGGATATACACCTATATTAAATACATTCGATTCACCACAATTATTGACTTTAACCATCCCAAACATGAAAGTTGATCAATTGCCCAGTGCTATGAATGCCATGCAATTTATATGGAGAAAGATTTATAAACATTTAAAAAAGCCATCCAGTAATAAAAAATATCAGGCACCTATTCAAGGACTTAAAAAATTAGAATGTACCTATAATCCTTTAGAAGATACCTACCATCCCCATTATCATTTTATAACCGAGAATGATTTAATGGCTGAATTAATTATGCAAAGATGGTTAAGCTATTGGAATAGTAATTGTTACTTACCTAAAGGTTATCAATGTGGAAAGTTATCTGCAGATGCGCAGAATTATAAACCTATAGAAGATAGTGGCGGATTCTTGGAACTGTTTAAATACTTCACAAAAATTATATCCAAATCATACAATACAAAGGACTATTCTATAGAGGGAATATATATTGAACCACTGGACAAAATTTTTCAGTCCATGTATGCAAAAAGGACATTTGAACCCATTGGAATAAAAGCAATCAGTGAAGATATAGACGAACTGCAGACAGAGACCTATACACATTTAGCTTATGAAAGTAAGTTATGGGAGTGGGCAGGTGAAGACTGGATATCTAATGAGCAACCTCTAACAGGATATAAACCCTGTCAGTCCTTAAAGAATATACTAGAAAAGATAATCCTATAAAAAAATTTTTTTGTCACGTTGGTATATATATATATATTAGTGGATTGTTAAACCTAAAAACCTTAAAAAATGAACATTACGTTAAGAAGCGCAAAGAGCAACAAACACAATTTAAAAATTAAAATGTCAGGTTATGGACATTGGCTTTTATCTATGACTTATCGAAAAAAAACAATCTATTGCACTACAACTGATTCGGAAGCAATAGACGATTATAATTGTGATGAATTTGAAAAAAAAGATAGAAGATTTAGATTATTGTCCGGTTATTCAATTTTAGTGCATGAATTAATTTTAAAAAATTCTAATTAGAAAAAAAATGAAAAAAATAATTTTCAACAGTATTTCCGAACTTAAAGAAGTTGTAAAAGGAAAAAAACAAATATACATTCAACCGAATGATTCAATAATGAGATTTAAAGTAACAAAGAAAAAATTGTTTACCGAATTAGTAGGTTATGAATATCATGTAATTGGTTATGTACAAGTTTATGAATTTAGTTATTTTATTATTTTTGAAATAAAACCTTAAAACAATGAAAAAAAATATGGTGGTAGTCAAGCAAACAGAAATGTTATTGAAGCTGCAAAATTAATTTTGAACGATAAAAAATTAGAATTTAAATCTTAAAAAACAAATCATGAAAAAAAGTAAAGAATTAGAAAGGGTACATTCACACTTAGAAAAATCAATTGAAATTTTATCTATCATTTTAGAAAAGCGTGAAGAAAGTTTTGAAAGTAAATCTGAAAAATGGCAAGAGTCACAACAAGGTGAAGAATTTGCAGACGAGACTCAAACACTGGATGCAATAAAAGATTATATCCAAGATCAAATTGATGAATTAGAAAATCTATTTAATGATTAATTATGCAGCAATATTTTATAAAATTTAGCTATGGCATTTTATCAGACTCATCAAAAAATTTAATTGATTCAATTATTTTTTTAGTAAATAAAGATTATTGTATCGACAAAAATGGAGATGGTTATATGAGTGCTATTTTATCAGAAGAAGACATTAAGGAACAATGTATTTTTAAGGTAAAAAGTAAATATAAAAATCTTCCTGCCTATGCTACAAAAATAATCTATGTTCAATTTGGTAAAATTATTTCAATCACAAAATTATAGTTATGAAAAAAAGATTACAGCAATTATATGATGATTGTAACTGGAAAGGATATGCAATTTATAAACGAAAAAAAATATACTTGTACGAAGTGTATCGTTTAGCTGAATTACATAAAGTAGAATTAATTTATA